TTAAATTCCTTATAGAAAGGATACCTACGGTAGAATTCTTTTGTCAAACTGTTAACTTACCAGAAATAAGTATAGGAAATAGAACTATAGAGACCAGAGTCAAGGCATACGACACACCTGGCGACAAGATGACCTTTGGTGATCTGAACTTGACGTTCATGATCAATGAGAATATGGATAATTACTATGAGATATACAAATGGATGAAGGGACTAGCAAATCCTCAGCATGAGGACGAGTTTCATAAGTATCTCAAGGGAGTGAAAGAAGTGGGAAGGCAAACAAACTTCCAAAAAGTGACTACAGATGCTAGACTGTTAGTATTAGATAGTAACTTCAACACTGTAACCACCACTGTGTTCATGGATGTGTTCCCTGTATCCCTCAGTGGTGTCAGGTTCTCAGCAGACCCCACCGACATTGACTATGTAACTGCCGATGCCACCTTCAAGTACACCCTACTAGAGTTTATAGATAGCGACGGAGATAAAGTCTAATATATAATATAACAGATCATTAAGCATGAATCTTGAAATGATTGAGTCCATGTGGAAAGAGGACTCTAAACTTGACGATGAAAAACTAGACCATGATTCCCTTGCTATACCAAGGAAACATGCTAAATATCTTCAATTACTTAATCAAGTAACTATGCTCAGAGATGAGCATGAACTAAAACTAAAGTCACTTTACCGTGAACTCTGGGAATTTTATACTGGAAAGTCAACCAAGCCATTTCCTACTAAACTTCTAAAGACAGACATCTCTATCTACATAGATTCGGATGAAAAATACCAGAAGGCTGTGTTTAAGCTGAAGTATTATAACCAGATGATTGATACTCTCAAGAGTATACTGACGGCTGTGAACAATCAATCGTTCATGATTAAGAACGCTATTGAGTTTGCTAAAATGTTAAAGGGTTATGATGTCTGATGTCCTTATTAAGAAGAAGAATGAAGTATATCTTACATTGGATTGTCCTCCCCACGTACAATATGAATTAGCAGACGAGTTTACCTTCGAGGTGCCTGCAGCAAAGTTCATGTCTGCCTACAGAAAGAGGTATTGGGATGGAAAAATCAAACTATTCAGTCCAGCTACAGGCGAAATATATGCTGGCTTGCTACCTTACGTTACAACTTTTTTACAAGAACGAGGGTACGAATACAAATTCGTCAACAACGATGTCTACGGACTTCCAGAAGAAGTGGATGACCTTGTTACACCCACTGGTGTCGGGGCATTCATTAAGGGACTGGCACTACCTCACAAAGTAAGGGACTATCAGTACCAAGCAATCTATGAAGCGATGAGGTTCAAGAGGAGACTGCTCCTGTCACCTACCGCTAGTGGTAAGAGTTTAATGATATACGCACTGTGTAGGTACTTTGGCATGAAAGACCTTAAAACGTTGATTGTAGTGCCTACTACGTCCCTTGTAGAGCAAATGTACAAGGACTTTCGAGACTATGGTTGGAACGCAAAGCACCATTGTCATAAGGTATACGGTGGAGCGTCGCCATTTTCTGATAAAGATGTTATAATAACTACATGGCAATCCATCTATAAGTTGCCAAAGAAATACTTTTCTACCTTCGGTGCTGTCATAGGTGACGAAGCACATCAGTTCAAAGCAAAGTCGTTGACTGGTATCATGGGTAAACTACATGACTGTAAGTATAGAATAGGGTTCACTGGTACATTAGATGGGTTACAGACCAATAGACTGGTCTTAGAGGGTGTGTTTGGTTCAGTCAACAAAGTAACTAAGACCGAGAACCTCATCAAAGAGGGACACCTCTCTGAGTTTGAGATCAAAGTACTGATGCTAAAGCATACACCACAGAACTTTGACACCTACCAAGACGAGATGGACTACCTGTGCTCCCACGAGGGTCGCAATAGGTTCATTCGTAACCTTGTGTGTGATCTAGAAGGCAACACCCTAGTGTTGTTTAACTATGTTGAGAAACATGGGATGCCACTTTTCGATCTCATAAATAATAAGGTAGAAGATTCAAGACAAACCTTCCTGATCTACGGAGGAGTAGACACAGAAGACAGGGAGAAAGCAAGACGCATCGCTGAGACTACACAAGATTCTATTATTGTGGCATCATATGGCACTTTTAGTACTGGTATTAATATTAGGAACTTACATAATGTTGTCTTTGCGTCGCCAAGTAAGTCAAGAATAAGGAATTTACAGTCAATCGGACGGGTACTCCGTAAGGGAGACAACAAAACCAAAGCTGTACTATATGATATAGCAGATGACATCTCGAAAGGTGGTCATCGCAACTATACTCTCAATCATTTGATTGAACGTGTTAAAATATACAATGAAGAGTCATTCGATTATGAATTTATTGATGTCAACCTTAAAACAAAATAGATATGCCTGACGAAGAATTTTTAGGAGCACTTAAAATAGTGACAGGTGAAGAAGTATTATCTAAAGTAACCTGTGTGAACGATGATAACGGACGTTATCTAGTTCTTGAGAACCCTATACTGGTGGAGGAGGTGACCATGGACTCCCGCGTGGGTGCAAAAGTATCCCCTTGGATGAAGTTCTCTAAAGAGAGATCATTCATCGTCCCTATGGATAGAATTGTCACTTGTGTAGAGTGTGACATTGAAGTCGAGGCGTTCTATGAAATGTCTATTAGTAAAATAGACCCAGAGTATAACAAGAAGACTGCTACAGGTGAGGGTAACCTTGGTACTGTAGAAGAATCTAGAGCAATTCTAGAGTCTATCTTTAAGAAGAAAAATAAATGGTCCTAATATGTCTCTGAACCTGCTACACAGTTAGTGTACACCTTTCAGAGTATGTTGTCAAGCTTGACGTGGAGACCGTAACATAGTATACTTAAGACAACCAAACCTATTGGTATGAAAAAGAAGTCAGAACATTACGTTAACAATAAAGAATTTCTTTTTGCTCTTGTAGAATTCAAGGCAGAATGTAAAGCTGCCGAGGAAGCGGGTGAAGACCGTCCTCGCATAGGCAATTACATAGGAGAATGTTTTTTAAAGATAGCAACACACCTGTCATACAAACCAAACTTTGTCAACTATATGTTCCGAGAGGATATGATCTGTGATGGAATTGAAAATTGTGTACAGTACATAGCAAACTTTGACCCAAGCAAGTCAAGCAACCCCTTCGCATACTTTACTCAGATAATATACTATGCTTTCCTCAGAAGAATTTCAAAAGAGAAGAGACAACTAGAGATAAAGAACAAGATTATTACTAAATCAGGGTACGATCAACTCTTCCACAGTGATGGAACTGATGATCACTCAGCAATGAACAGTATAAAAGAGAACGTACAGGTAAAATCAAATTGAACATAGCAATAATAACTGATCAGCACTTCGGTGCTAGGAAGTCTAGTCGGCATTTTCATGACTACTTTCTTGACTTCTATGACAACGTATTCTTTCCATACCTAGAGGAGAATAATATAAAAATACTACTAGATTTGGGTGACACATTCGATAATCGTAAGAATGTAGACATCTGGTCAGTAGATTGGGCAAGAAATAATTACTTCAATCGTCTACAAAAAATGGGGGTCGAGGTACACTCACTCGTGGGGAACCATACTGCCTATTATAAGGACACAAACAGTGTCAACACACTAGATAATTTCCTTGGTGAGTATGACAACGTACACATATACTCTGAACCTACACAGGTGAAGATAGGTGACCTAGAAATACTGTTTATACCATGGATAAATGTTGAAAATCAGGAAAATACCTACCGAATGATAGAGGAGACCACTGCTACAGTAGCAATGGGACACCTTGAACTCAATGGGTTCGAGGCACACAAGGGGTTCACCATGACACATGGCATAGATAAGAACCTTTTCTCTAAATTTGAGCAAGTTTTTAGTGGTCACTACCACACCAAGAGCAGTCATGCTAACTGTCACTACCTAGGTAACCCCTACCAGATCTACTGGAACGACTGGGGTGACGAGAGAGGGTTCCATGAGTACAATACCACCACAAAACAGAAGAAATTCATAGAAAATCCCTATCGTATCTTCGACAAGATTTTTTATGACGAGAGGAAACTACCTGACGCTAGGCAGTACAAGAATAGGATGGTCAAGGTCATCGTAGAGAACAAAAAAGACACTGCTAAGTTTGAATATTTCATCTCTCAACTGTATGTTAACGGTGTCCACGACATCAAAGTAGTAGAGGACTCATCATATGACTCAGAATTTTCTGATGACATAGATATAGAGAAAGAAGATACCCTCACACTACTAGAAAACTATGTTAATGGTATGGAATACCATGATAAAGACGGTATCAATACAATTCTTAAGTCCCTTTATATCGAAGCACTGGAGCTGGTCTAATGTACATCTTAGCACTCAAAGGAAAAGAAAAACAGGGTGCTTATTCAGTTGACAAGGAAGGATTAAAAACTCTTTACCTCTTTGTTGACAAAGATGACGCAATACGCTATGCTAGGTTATTGGAAGCGAACGACTACCCACAGATGTGTGCGGTAGAAGTTGAAGAAGACGAGGCGATTAGCACTTGTATAAAGTATAATCACCCATATTATGTGATCACACCAGATCAAATAGTGATACCTCCTGATTTTTAATTTGTCTATTTTTTATGATCGTATTTGAGAAAATTCGTTGGAAGAATTTCCTATCAACAGGCAATGCTTTTAGCGAAGTTGACTTGAAAGGTAGTCCTTCAACACTAATTGTCGGTTCCAACGGGGCAGGAAAAAGCACGATGCTCGATGCCATCTGCTTTGTCCTGTTCAAGAAACCTTTCCGTAAGATATCACAGGCACAACTCATCAACGCTGTCAATGAAAAGGACATGATGGTGTGTATAGAGTTCACTATAGGGTCAACACACTGGCAAGTGAACCGTGGTGTCAAGCCAAATATATTTGAAATTATTAGAGACGGTACAGCACTCAATCAGGAGTCAAATCAACGTGATCAACAGGTCTGGTTGGAGCAATCTGTCTTAAAATTAAACTATAAATCATTTACACAGGTGGTCATCCTAGGGAGCAGCACCTTCATACCTTTCATGCAACTCACAGCACCCAACAGAAGGGAGGTTATAGAGGATTTGCTTGATATTAAGGTGTTTTCTACCATGAATGACATCCTTAAGGTGAGAGCAAGAGGACTCAGAGATAGCATACAGACACAGACCTACGCTCTTGACTTGATTAAGGAGAAAGTGGAGATACAACAGCGATTTATAGCAGATATTAAGCAACAACAGGCAAATACTAAGGCAAAGAAAGGTACGGATATCCACACTTTACAGACAGAGGTGGATGAACTAGAGGATAACATCATAAAAGCAGCAGAAACTGTAGATTTGCTTCAAAATGAGGCAGATAGCATAGGTGATGTGACTCATAAGTTAAATGAACTGAGGGTGTACCAGTCTAAGTTCAATGACAAAAAGAAAACACTTAATAAGGAGATGAAATTCTATGAAGAAAACGATAGATGCCCAACTTGTAGCCAAACTATTACAGAACGAAGCAAAAAGACCAATCAACAGGGAATTAGCGACCAACTCAATCAAATTGAAAGTGCCACAGTGGATCTTAAACAGAAGCTTGAAGAGATCAAAGAGCAAGTATCACTAAAAGAGGGTAAAATCAAGGAAATTAGGGACGTTCAGAGCAATATTTCCTCCGACACCAAGGAGATCAGGTGGAAGAAGAAGTCCATCAAGAAGATACAAGAAGAGATAGACACACCAGAGACAACTAACCTCAAAAGAGAGCAAAATACACTAAAAACACTGGTAAAAGAGGGTCTAGAGGGTGAGACCACACTCAAGGTGGAGAAGTCCAAGAAAGAAAATTTTGATGTGTGCTCCCAACTGCTAAGGGACACTGGAATCAAGTCCCAGATCATCAAAAAGTACCTTCCGATCATGAATCAACTGATTAATAAGTATTTGAATGAGTTAGATTTCTATGTGTCATTTGATCTCAACGAAAACTTTGAAGAGACTATAAAATCTAGGTTTAGAGACGAGTTTTGCTACGCATCCTTCTCTGAAGGAGAGAAAATGAGGATAGATCTAGCACTTCTGTTCACATGGAGAACCATTGCTAAGATGAAGAACAGTGCCAACACTAATTTACTGATACTTGACGAGATATTTGACAGTTCTCTTGATATAGCAGGAACATATGACTTTATGAAGATTTTAAGGTCATTTAACGACAGCACCAACGTGTTTATAATCTCACACAAACCTGATGTCTTACAGGATAAGTTTGATAGAATATTAAGAGTAGAAAAGAGACAAAACTTCTCTGTAATCAATGAAGAAAGCGGTATTTAACGTAATAACTAATCCTCTGACGATCTGTAACCTAATCATAGTAGGGTCTCTCGTCATGATCGAGACATTTCACATAGGGTATCACAATAGGGGGTTGACACAGTGCGATGGGTCTGTTATTATACAAGAGTCGGACGCGACATCGGGAATGACTGAATAAACTTACTGGCAACCGCTAGTTAAGGTGATGAGACACAGGTGGTGCTGCTATCGAGAGGTAGAATCGACTTACCAGTCGGGTCTCAGGCAAAGATGTATTTACTCTGTAGTAATGCCCATCTTTTGTTGGTACACAGGAATCCAACTTCCCCCATTATTCACAACTAAATATGACAGTTAACAAACTGTCCACTAGGGGGTAGGCTACCCCCTTTTTTATGTCATAATAGAATCATACAGACACAGGATTCAAATGTTAGAAGTCAAAGGAACTCTCGCAAAACTACTCGCTGAAGAAGACATCATCGTTGAGATGAAGCAAGTAGACACAGCATCATTCGATGTAGAGAAGCGTGTATTAACACTTCCATTGTGGGAGAAAGCAGACGCGACTATCGTTGACATGCTTATAGCACATGAGGTAGGTCACGCACGTTACACACCTAATGAGTGGGACTTCTTAGGTGAGATTCCTTTATCAGTTGTTAATGTTGTAGAAGATGTACGTATTGAGAGGTTAATGAAGCGTAGATACGCAGGACTTCCTAAGACATTCTACAATGGTTACAAAGATATCAATAAGAAAGACTTCTTTCAACTACGTTTCGTTGATCTAGAAGAGTTAGGTCTTGCTGATCGTATCAATATTTTCCATAAGGTAGGTATGTTCCATAATGTACCATTCAACAATGATCTAGAGATAGGATTCAGAGACGAATGTTTAAGTGTTGAGACATTTGAAGAAGTATTAGATTTAGCAAGACGTATTACTAAATATCAGCAGGAACAGGTCTCGGAAAAATCAACCTCCCAGACCGAAGATGAAGGTGCTGAGTCAGTACCTACATCAGAACAAGGTAGCGGTGGTCAAACCCAATCTTCACAGGAAGTACCAACAGAATTTACAGACACACAGGGTCAAGGAACACCTACCGAAGCAACACAAGAAAACGGTCAAGAGTCTGAAGGGGCATCTGATGAGGATGATACTCTCTCACCCGCACAACCAGAAGGACACGGTTCTAAAGGTGGTAAGACTTATGGCGATGACTTGGAAGCAGTTACAGATTCACTCCTATCAGAATCCATCCAAAACCTTGTTGACACCGAGTCTGCTCCTAGCACATACATCAATACTCCAGACATTCTTTTAGACAGAGTTGTAGTAGAGACCTCTACATGGGTACAAGAGATTGAGAATCACTGGAACCAGAATGAATCAATATCCTTTCTCCAGATAGACGAAGAGTGGAATAAGTATAAGACACAAGCAACAAGAGAAGTCAACTACCTTGTCAAAGAGTTTGAGTGTAAGAAGGCAGCATCAGCATACGCACGTACCACAGTGTCTAAGACAGGTGTTCTTGACTGTGCTAAACTATTCCAGTACAAGTACAACGATGACATCTTCAAGAAGATCTCAGTGACACCTGATGGTAAGAATCATGGTCTTATCTTCAATCTAGATTGGTCTGGTTCTATGAGCACCATCTTGTTCTCAACCATGAAACAGTTACTAAATCTAATTCAGTTCTGTAACAAGGTAGGCATTCCATTCGAGGTATATGCTTTCACTAATGAGTGGGAACAGAAAGATAAGACACAGAAGGTTGATGTTGTCAGAGAAAATGAGATCATCATCGACAACTTCAACATGCTCAAGTTTGCTAGCAGTGAACTTAAGAAGAAGGACTTAGAAAAAGTCATGAAGTATATGTTCAGACTTGCCTATGCTATGACTTGGAGATCTTGTGAGTACAACATCCCTTACAGATTTTACTTATCAGGTACACCTCTAAACGAAGCGATCATCTCAATGAAACAGATCATCCCTATCTTCCAGAGCAACAACAAAGTAGAGAAGTGTCACGTCATCAACCTAACTGATGGTGAAGGTTCATGTATCATGATGAATAAGAAGTGGGGTCACTATGAGTACGACAAACTTGTAGGAGGACACATCGGAGACTGCCAGTTACGTGACCGTAAGGTAGGTAGAATCTACAAGAAGTTTGGTTACGACTACTATGGAAATAGTCACACAGATATCTTTATTGAGAATCTAAGAGATCACTTCCCTCACACTAACTTCATCTCTATCAGACTCTGCTCAGGTAATGACTTCAACAGAGTGTCACATGCTAATGAGTGGGACTTCGACAAGAAGGAGAAGAACAAGGCAGAGTGGAGAAAGCACAAGTCATTCATCGACTTCGATTCAGCATACACTAGATCTCTCTATATACAGAGCAATAGTCTTGACGATGCTGACAATGAGTTCACTGTCAAAGAAGACGCACGTAAGCAAGACATCTCTAGAGCGTTCAAGAAGTCACTCAAGAACAAGAAAACATCTAAGAGAATATTGAATGAGTTCATTTCAGTTATAGCATGAGACCACAAGTACATAGTCTATTCCCCACCCCTGTATTCCAGAGTGAGATACCTCTGAGACAGGAGTGGTTGGAGTATGTAAAGACACTGGAATATGATCGCACTGCGATGGACAATGGATACATCTCTCACTCCAGAGATATATTCAGCAATAAAGAATTACGTTCACTGAAGCATGAGATATCTGACGCAGTAAAATACTTTGCTCATCA